CTAAAATTATGTTTGATTTTTCATACATATAAGATATTTTTTGTTTAATATTGTTGTCGCCATAATTATATAATCTATAATTATTTGCATTACCTCTACAATATAAGAAAAAAATAGGAAAAATATCTGGTATTCCAAATAGTTCTATTGGTTCATTCATTAATTTTTGATAATTTCTATCAAAATTATTCTCCATTTTTGGTAATATAGAATAAGCTTCTGCGACAACATAACTATGTAATCTTTCAAAAAAATATAAATAACTAGTATTACAACCTACTCTAGCACATTCATTAATTCTTGATAATGCAGCTTCCATATCTGTTTTATAGCCAGTACAAGGTAAATTTAGATTTATTTCTTTAGTTTTTTTTATTTGTGGATACAACATTACTCCATTAAAAGAAATTTGAGAAACAAATTCCATTAAAAATGGTTGACAACTAGTTTTCCTATCACTATCATTATAACCATGCAGTCTCATTGTAATTTTTTGTAATGTTCTAAATTTCTCTAATTCCTCATAATTCTCATATAAAATTAAGAGAACATAATCATCTGAATGTTCCATATGTTCTAATAATAAATTACTATCTGGATATAATTTTTTCCATAAATAATATGTGTAATTAATACAACAAACAGCTTTGTAAGAAGAAGCATAATTAAACATTCCTTGTAAGAAATTTTGTGTGCTATGTATTGTTGCTGTTTCTATACCTAATTCATCTCTTAAATAAGATGTATTATATTTTTTAGTTGGTACCACTTTATTATAAATGTCCATAGGTATTTGTATTTTTTTATTACTCCAAGCGTTAAATGTAGCAATTAATAATTCAAACATATTACTAGTAATTTTTGTTTCCATAGCAATACACATTGCTAAAAAAGAAGACATTGTTTCAGCAGCAGACCACTTTGTACAGTCACCATTAACATACATTAATCTATGGTTAGCTGTTATATTATTATAGTAAATTTTATCTAGCATTTTTTGCATTGATAATATTTTTTTGTCTCCAGGTATAGATATTGCTTCATTTGGACAAATAATACATAATTCTTTAAAAAAATTTTCTGTTACTCTTGCTAAAGCTTTGGCACCAATATTAACTACATAGAATTCTCTTTTAGAACCATATTGTGCTTTTATACAAATATCTGCAATTACTTTTCCTTTTTCAGTGACCATATAATCACTAGCAAATTTTACAGTTGTATTTAAATTAGGGTTTTGTTCTATTTTATCCAACACTGTTTCCATTACTTTTTGTCTTGGTTTTCTTTTATTATAAAACTTTGAGTGAGAGGTTAATATATACATTTTTATTTTTTCTGCATCTATTGTACTAATTGGTTCCTCTTCTAATTCTTTCATTCTTTTTATTTTTTTCTTTACATCTCGATGTTTAGGTTGCTCATCTAATAAAACCTCTCTTTCCATATCAGAAATTACTGCTTTTGTACTAAGTATTTCCCCAATTGATTCATTATTTAAATTATGAATTATTTTTTTAAAAAAAGGTTTTTCTTTTTCTTGTAATAATTTGGTGGATTCAATAATTACTGATGTACAACAACCTATTTTTGTTGGGTATTTTAAAAAAAATTCCCAGTCTTTTTCATTATTTAGATCACCTATTTTTATTTTATGTGGCAATAGTTCAAATTCTTTTTGGTATTGATTAATTGTTTTAATTGCTTTGACATTTTCATGAAATAAATTAGCTGGTTCTTTCATAGTATGTACATATATAAATGCTTCATCTAATAATTCTGTGACATCCTTTAATTTAAAATTACCCCACAAACTGGTCAAATTAATTTTACCACCTATTGTGTTTATATCTCTAACATTATGACTCATTTCAACTCTAGATTGCAATATTCCATCTGTCATTGCTTCATTATGAATTAATGGTAACCTTGTTAATAATTTTTTAACAATCCAAACTTCTAAACAAGTTGAATAAATAGGACCAAATTTTTCTATTAAAAGTTTTTGTATATTAGTATAAACAGAAAAAGAAGACATATATGCATATCGAGTATCCATTAATAATTCAGCTATTTTTTGATTAGTAGAATAAGCTATTATAGTTCTAAGAGAAAAAATGTATTCTATTTTGTTGGATAATAGATAAGTTGGTAATATTGGTGATGACATTATGGTATTCATAGTACTGGATAAAACACTAAAAAAAGAATCTCTCATAAAAGTAATTTTAGATAATTTTAATCTTCTCCAATTTGTATAAACATAATAATAATCTGTGTTTTTTATTTTGTAAGTATATGTTTTACCAAAAAAATTAGTGTATAATTCTGGTGTTTTTGTTTTCAAAATAGACATAAATGGTTTACCATCATCCATATTTAATTTGTTATAAGTCATAGCCACTATGACAATCAAATTTTTAATGCCGCTATTATATAGATAAAATGTTTTAGGTCCTGTATTTACTTGAGTAGCATGTAATAATTGCTGATAACAATAATGTAAATTTTTAGAATAATTGTAACAATTTGTTTTTTTTAACATTTCATAATAACCAATGTAATTTTTTACTGCTTCTTTTTTTAATAAATTAGCAACATTGCTATCAACTCCCAAATCAGTAGTTTTTAAATAATCTTCTTCTCTATAATGTCTTAATATCTTATCTTCTTGAATCAGATAATTTAACATTTCAGTCACAGATTCATCACTATTAAACTCTATTGTTTTTTTTTCCTCTTTTATAACATTTAGTGTTTGTTCCTGGAAAATATCTTTTTTAATACCTGATTTATTAAAATAATTTTTGGCTTGTTCTGAGAAATTTTTAAAATTGGTTTTAATAACTTTATTTTGTTTAACATAACTATAGTCATCAGATAATTTTATTTCATTTTTATCTCTTAAATATTGCCTAAAAGAAAAGTTCTCAACTAAAGTTTTTTTTTTCACTTTCTTGTTCTTTTATTAACTTTGACATAAATTCTTTTATTAAATCTTTATTTTTTTTATCAATACTTGTTTTCAATAATAATAATAATTTTGTATTTAATTTATTATTTTTTAGATAATAATCTATTGCTCTTTTTTTTATCTTTAAAATGGTATATTGTTCCTTCTCTTGTTTTAAATATTCTGATCTATCATAGAAAAGTTTTTTATTATGATCACTATCTATGGAATCATTTAAACACCATAATGTTTCTTTAAAGAGATCTCTTAAAAACAAACACTTATCTTCTTTGTGTATTTCTGGGTCTATAATAGTGTAACCTACATATTCTCTCATAAACTCAATAAGAAATTCTTGTTCATTTATTTTATCTTCAATAGTAACATCTAATGCTAAGGGTATCATCAAATGATGAGTTGGTTTGGGTTGTCTTTTTGGTATTTCTTTGTTTTTTTCTGATATTTGTTGCAAGGCTAAATTAAATTGTTCACTTGTTAATTTTTCATCTTTATATTTTTTATAAATATCTGATTCTTTATTTTCTAGTGTTTTTTTTAAAAAAAATAACAATTCCTCCTCTTTAAACAATGAATAATTGTTTTTAATTTGATTGACATTTTCAAAATTGTTGTTGAAAACCTTAAAACCATCTGTGTCTATTTCTAAATCATTATAAATACCAATGTGCTCATATTTTAATTCATCTAAAAATAAAATTTCTTTGTCTGTTTTCTCTTGTTTTGAAATTAAATTATATTCTTCTTGTTTTAATTTATTGAATATTTCTTTATCTATATACTCATTTACAAATTGTTTCTTGTCTTCTACAATATCTAAGATTCTAAAAAAAC